ATATTAGCATTAGCCATATATTGAAATCCACCTAGCTCGAAGTGACCCATAATAATATTTGACTTACTATGTTCTAAAAAGTCTAAACATTTGTCTTCATTTTCAGGGCATATCCATGGTACCATACCAATTGTCATATCACCAAAAGGTAAATCAACTGGGTCTTCATAAATAGAAACCGAAAAACTATTTTGAGAAAGAAGTTCTTGTAAAGAGTTTAGTTCATTTGTATTTTTATAATAAACATCGTGATTGCCAGGAATGATAGACATGTGTATCCCTCTTTCACGAAGTACATCCAAAAACATTTTTTTATTCTGATTAAGAGCTTTAAAGTTTACATACTTTCTATGTTCAAAGTAATCACCTAAGTGAATAATTGTTTTGATGTTATGTTTTTCCAAATATGGAAAGAAAACATTTGTATAAAACTGTTCTGCATTCTTTAAGAACACATCGCTACCGTTCTTGACACCACAATGGGTATCATTAATAATCGCTATCTGCATAATATATTAATTCTCTAAAAATTGGTCTAATTGACCAGTCACTTTTTTCTTTGCTTTATTCTTTATTTTTTTACCGAACTCTTTTATTTTATTATCTCTATCTCTAATAGCCGCAGACTTGTGTCTTATTCTTTCGACAATAGAGTCTGAGTCTGAATATTCTGCGGTATTCATAAAGGCTTCAGCTCCTGCATAATCAATGTATAACTCTTTAATGTCTTGTTGTCTTTTCTCTTTTGCTATACGACGTAAAAAGGCAAAGTATGATATTTGTGTAAAGTACGCAAAAGCATTAGGTAATCCTGTTCGTGTAGCTTTAGTAATATCATAATTCATAATTGCCTTAATACAATTTTCAACCGCATCCATTACCATTTCTTCTCTATAAGTATATGAAATGAAGTTTGGTTTATGAGAAAGACCTTCAGAGATTTTTAAGAAACATTCACCAATATAATTTGGTATAGTTGGTTCTGATTCTCCTTTATCTCTTGCATCATTTGCAGAGTTAACGTAATCTACGACAGCTTGAGAAAATTCTTTATTATTAACATAGTGTTCTTTAGCTCTCTTCACTCTTTTTTGTTTTTGTTTCATAGTGTATATAATATATCACATAATGTAAATTTAATCAATAAAAAAATATGCTTTTTTTTAATTTTTCTCTTTACATCATTTGACAATTCCTGTATAATAGTTTAGTACCAAACCAAAGAACGCGAGTTCTTTAGTATCTATCCCAAGGGTTCTTCTTTTCTTTCTTTATTTTATATGATTCGTTAAAATCAAACCCGTATCTTTTATTTAATTCAGAAGGTTCAGAAGGTTTAGCGGATTCTGAAGTATCTTTAGAATCAAACGCGGAAAATAATAAGTTAACGATTTCATTAAACTCAGTATTGGGCAATGTATTAGACATAATGTGTAGCATATTAAATTGAAAGTAATTATGCTTTAATGCAGTCGGTGCTATTGAACTTGAGATAATCATATCATCTTTTAATTGCACAGGTTGAGACGGGTCTGTAATACACCAATTGACCAATTGATATTTCCCTTGTGCTTGTTCAATTTTTACTGGGTTAATTACAAAAATTATATTATCTTCAAAATCGTAGTCTACCTCCTCTGCCATTATATAACTTCCGTCAACCAGATGATATGTAAACACGGTGGCTTCTGCTTTATTTGTGAATATGCTCATAGTGGTACCTCGTGTGTTTGGAAATGAAACTTTTCTTTAGCATATAACTTAACTCTATCAATCGCGTGATTAAGAGTATAATTTTTTCTCGTTTTCCACGAGATATCGTCAGCTATATCATAGATAGTTGTCATTTGGTTATTGTCTGCTTTTCTCAACCCTCTGCCTATCGATTGAAGAACTCTTATTTGAGACTTTGTCGGTGAGGCAAAGATTATATTATGTAGATTTCTTATATTTATACCTGTAGAAAAGGTTCCTACACTTGCTACAATAATTGCATTATTTTCTTTTTCAGTGAGCTCTCTTATTCTTTCACGCTCATCTGCATTCACTTCACCAGCAACGAAGAAAACTTTTCTCCCTTTAGCTTTATTTGCTATATCTTTATATAGGGGTTTTCCATGTTTGACCACATAATTATATAGCACTAATGTGTTTCCTTTTTGGTCAAGTGCAAGATTTTGAATAAACTTATTTCTTTTTTCGTGAGAAACTAAAAAGTCTATTTCTTCTTGATATTTCTTTTTACCAAATCCTTTTCTTACTTCATCACTATATTTAATAACCAAAGCTTCAATCTTCATTTTAGCTAAAGTGTCTGAATCCATTAGAGCTTTAGTTGTAGTTACTTTATAAACCGGCCCAAAGCATCCCTCTAAAACTAATTCGTGAACTTCTGACCCATCCAGAGTTCCAGTAGTTCCTATTCTTAACCAAGCCAACTTTAATTTATTCATTATAGTGGTTAAAGACTTAGCTTTAAAATTGTGGGCCTCATCTCCAACTATCATTTCAAAATCATCAAACCAAGATGGTGAAAGTTTATAAACAGATTGCCAAGTTGATATAATTACTCTTTGGTCTATATTAATTTTTTCTTTACCTGAATAAATCCTATGCATAGACTCTTCGTCAAACCATTTGTCATTTTTTGAATAATCGATAAAGTCTTTATACATCTGTTCAACCAAAGATGTAGTAGGTACAATAATAAGACACTTTTTTTCTGAGTTTTCAAGAAACCATCTCATAATAATGTAAATAATAAGAGACTTACCAGAACCCGTTGGGGATATCAATACTGACCTTTGATTATGTAGAGCGTGATTGACAGCATCTATCTGATAGTCTCTTGGTTCGATTTCCTCACCACCTACAGTAAGTGGTAAATCATCTATAAATTCATTGCAATCTGTTACTATTTTTTCAGATGCAATTTCAGAAGGTAATTCAACTTGATAATTTCTTTCTTCTGAAAATCTTATTAATTGTTCAAGTAAACCATAAGGAAGAGTTTGGTCTCTCATATTAAATAAGCGAATCTTTCCGTCCCAAACTTTATTACGATAAGCAGGCATAAATTTATAGCCTTCAGCAAAAAATGTGAAGTGTTCCGATAATTCTCTTAATGCTCCTGAATCATCAGATAGTACCTTTAAAGATACTTCATCTTTTTTATGTACCTGAAACAAACTTCTTCCAATCTATAATATTTTTAACGTGTGTATGTCTCCAGCGAAGATTGTTCATTATTTCTTCAAGTAAGTTACCGATAGTTTTTTGATATTCTATTTTTTGTTTTACTTTAACGATATCTTCATCCGAATCATAATAAAATGCTAGCTCAGACTTTAATGGTTTGATTCCACCATTAAAGGGGTCATATGCCCACCCTCTTGAATCCATATCTTGTTTGGTCATCTTACCTGTATAATATAACCATTTATCTTTTTTTAAGGTATCGAGGTCGCTATCTAACTTTGCTCTTTGAAGTCTATTGACATTCACCAGTTCTAAATACTTGGCATGAAGTTTTGATGTTTTTTTAGTTTCATCATCTAAAGCAAGATCGTCAATTTCACAATCAACTTCCCACATTTTCATAATATCATCTAATGTCATAATAATTATTTATATAGTTTTTAAAACGTAATTATTCCAATATTCTTGAGTTAGTTTTTTCCTATCAAATGTATCTTTATACTTATTAAGTATTTCCTTTGTAATGTCTTTCCAGCTTTCTACCCATATTACATCATCACCATATAATCTATATAAAGCAGGTTTAAATTTCATTATAGGAGTTCTACCAACCAAAAATATTTCCCAAGTTCTGTGACAATCTAATCCATTACCTTCAGGACTTAAACCGAAACTATGGTCTTGTAATCTACTTATATAATCTTCATAAGTTAAGTTTGGTTCATCACAATTAATAAAAGATATTTGAGACGCTTCATTATAACATCTCTTTCTTTCACCCTCATTTGTTCTTTTAGCACAATTTAAATAAGCAACCTTGGTAGGATTTGGAATAGCATTCTCTAATACTTTTTTATAAGTATGTTGCTTTATTTTATTCTTATCCCATTTTGTATTTTCAAATCCAATCGGTATAGAATGAATGTTTGGGATATCAGTAAAATTGTTTTGAGCAAACCATGCTTTAAAGCACCCTTCAAAATCTTTCCAATATACCCCGTCTTTTCTCCAAGGTGGATTACACTCAGTAATAAACCCGTCACTATTGTGTGTAATTATTATTAAATCTTTTTTCTGAATCAAAACGTCTTTCCATTTATTTAATTGATGTGTATCACAATAAACAATGTGACCATCTTTTATAGATTTACCATCAGAAAAATCTTTATTATAATAAGTTAAAACATGATCGGCTAACCGAGGAAAATGTTCTCCTTTAACTAACATAGTCTTTTGTCTTTTTTGAATGTATGTGAAGATTTATTATAGGAACTTCATTTACATAAGGTTTATTTTCTTTCATTACTGGTTTTAGATTTCTATTTGAAATTTGTTTTCCAATAAGATGGTGTTCACCAAACCAACCAGCTGGATGCCTATTTGTTCCACTAAAATATTGTCCATAAGAAGACGGGTCAAAAACATAATCAGAGTTTTTATTAGGAATAGTAATCAATCGATTAATAAAATTCCACTCGCGCGCGATACCACCAATTAACCTCATTTCATTAGGAAACCTTGGCTCAAGTTTATTACGATAGTCTTCTTCAACAAATGATTTAAAAAGATGATTACATAATAAATCATTAAGCTCAACATTTGGAAAATATGAATATCCAAAGACAGCTGAATGTTCTTCATCAAAAGTAATATTAATCTTTTCTTTATTAAATAGATGTTTTATTTTATCAAAAGGTTCATACAATATTACATCACTATCAAAGTGAACATAATCACTACCATGTATCTTTGCTACATCTCTTAAAAGAAAACAACGATAAAGAGAGGTCGACCATAATTGTCCATCAGCTCTATTAAAAAGCGGATTGGATAATTTCATTACCTTTCTAGTTTGGTCAGATACAATATCATTTAAGTTATCATCTGTAACCTGTATAATATTTGCAGTCGGGTCAACTTTTTTAACCGACTTTATACTGTCATTCATATACTCAGGAATCTTTCCTAAGTAAACATAAATATAATTCATTGTTTAAAGTATCGTAAATCTATCGTATCTAAAAGTAATATCTGTTTGTAAAAATTCAACATCAGTTGCCTGAGTAGAAAATTCTACTCCTGAAACCGAAACGGGAAAAACATTTGAAAACTGAATTTGTTTATTAGTATCAGAAGTGTTACTTAAAATTGATATAATCATATCATTTACTTCTAATTTTGTTTCGTTTCTAACCATCCAGTTTAATAGTTCTGAATATGATTCCATACCTTCATCAATTGCTAATCTCATAGAAAGACTATCAAAAGTTAATGTTTCGCCGGGAGCATATCCTAAAGCATTCTTATAATTAACCTGTGTTTCTCCTAAATTCAAACTAGGTAAAGAAAATGAAGTTACAAAGAATTCAGTATTAGCAAACTTTTCTCGATTGATTGTCAATCTAAAACCGGTAGGTGCTAATAGGTTTAAATTCGTAGTTAAGTTATTCGTTGCCATATCTCTTATTTATACAAAAAAAGAGGGCTCTCTTTCGAGAACCCTCAGTCTAAAGATTAGTTAATCTTCAATGATTAGGAACCAGTTCCGCCTACGTTAATATCTTCAACTCTAAACTTACGATAGTATTGGTTAGAGTCCAATGTTAACGATGCGAATGGATTCGCTACAAGACCATAACGAGTCTTGAATGCCATTTTTGGCTGGAATGTTGTTTCATCAATTGCACGAACCATAGTTAGTGGTACGTATGGGCAATAGAATAATCCTGCGTCGAATGGTGAAGTTCCCTTATAACCTACAACTGCATAATCTGTAGTTGCATATGGGTCAATGTAGACCTTCATACGTCCGTTAAGTGTTCCGGCGAATGTGTTACCAGAATCATCAACGTTTAGGTTAGCAGAAATTGCATTAGCATAATCTAGAGAACCAGATGCTGCTAGAGCAGAAGCTACATTAGAAGAACAGATAATGACATTACCTTTACCTCTACGAGTTTCCTTTGCAATTGTATTAGCCTCAACTTCTAATTGGAAGATAAGAGACTTGAACTTCTCAACTGCCCAACGACCATCAGCGTCTGCTGTCAAGCTAAAAGTTGATGCTTTAAGACCAGTTTTACCTAGGTTTTGTACACCAATTTTTGCAGCTGTTACAATCTTACGAATAACCTCACGGTTGATTTCAGCAAGAATTTCTGCAGATAGGATGTTAGCCAATTCAGATTCAGCATCAAGACCATGAATTGCTTTAAGGTCTTGAGCCATTTCCATTGAGTATTCTGCCTTAAGAGCACGTGTTACAGCAGTAACAGATGTCTTTTCGATAGAAATACCAGCTGCATTGAATGCATCACCTTCGCCAACTCCTAGTGTATTACCTGTAGCAGGAGCATAGTTTGTGTCACCTTGTGTACCCGCATCATTTCCACCTAGGTCAAATGGAGAGTCAGAAGCTGGAGCTGATTTACCCTTAGCAGAGAATGCAGTATCGATATCAGAACCAATAGCAGGGTGAAGTAACTCAGGTGAGTCAGTATCAACTGATGTATTTTGTAATGACTTGTGAGCCTTAAGTGCAAAGATAAGACCAGTTGGTCCGCTCATTGGCTGAACGCCCGCTACATCATATGCAATAAGGTTAGGCATTGCACGTCTAACCATTGATATAAGAATTGGGTCGAATCCATTAGCTGAACCCACTACACCCAAGTCTGTAGAACTCGAAGATGTACCTGAACCAAAGTTACTTTCAGAAAGTTGCTGTCTTTGAGCAACCTCTGTATTTTCAAGCAACTTAGCAGTTACACTTCGACGATAATTATCTTGAATAGGAGCTGCACTCTCGTGGTCGAGAACGGCACCCCACTTCTTGATATTTGCGTCTTCGTTTAACATTTTAAATTTCCTTTACTTTAATGTTATTGTTTAATAATTGAACTATTTTTTTCCATTGCAGTCATGGCTTTGATATAAGCACTCATATCAGGTGATAGAGCAGCTTTCTTTTCTTCGCCTTGACCCTCAACAATGACTTCTACTTTTTCAGTAGATGTCGATTCTGTAATTTCTTCTTCCTTTTCTTGAGAGAAGAATGTTTCTTTAACAGTTGCAACCTTTTCAGTGAAAGATTCTTCACTTACAAATTCTGCTCCGTCAAGTAACTGATTAAGTTTTTCAACTTGTGTAGAAGTTAAATCTTCTGAGCTTTCACGAATGATTTTTTCACGAAGTAAGTCTTCTAGCTTTTCTTCAAGGTCTTCTTTATCAGACTCTGCTTGTTCTAGAGAACCTTCAATTAACTTAACCTTTTCATCGAGTTCAGAGACAAGGTCTCTTTTCTCTTCTGGTACGTCAATGTAAGACTCTGTAAATAGAGTTTGTAATCCCTTGATGAAACCTTCAGTGATTTCTGAGCGAAGTTGAGAATCAACGACATCTTCATTTTCGTTCACCCAATTTTCTACCACATATGTTAGATAATTGTCGATTTTTTCAATCAGTGATGTACGAACATGTCCAAGCTCTTCTTGTAAATCAGATGCATATTGTTCTTCTAACTGGCTACGAATATCGTAAACTTTGTTAGCAATAGCAGCTTCGAATACTACTTGAGCTTTTGTCTTGAACTCTTCACTAAGATTAGCGTCAGCTTGTACCAATAAATCAACTTCTGATTCAAGGTCAAATGATTCATCCATAGATTTAGCAGATGCCATCTCTTTTTTCAATTTCCCGTATTGGGCTTGTAGAGATGCCTTCTTCTGTGACTTCATCATTTTATATGCTGCTTGAAGCAAGTCACCCTTATTCATGTTTTTGGCTGCATCAGCTGACTTCTTCACAGTTGTTGCGATTTCGTCACCTTCTTTTTCACCATCAACTTCTTCTTTCTTAGTCATATACATTGCATGAAGTTTGCCATAGGCTGCATGAAGTTGTGATTTCTTCATACCCTTCATTTCTTTATACATTTGATTTAAGATTTCAGCTTTTGTTTTAGGGGCTTCTTCTTCATCTTCGTCTTCGTCACCATCGTGAGAATCTTCGTCGATTTCTTCATCTTCGTCGTCATCTTCTTCTTTGGCTTCGTCAACGTCTTCTTTATCTTCGTCTTCGTCGTCTTCTTCTTTTGCTTCGTCGACTTCTTCTTCGTCATCTTTCTTAGCATGTTTTGCTTCTTCGATAACTTCTTCTTCTTCGCTTTCGCCAAGAAGAGTTTTTAAGACTGTTTCAGAAAGACTATCCTGCTTAATAGAATCTTCTGCAGATACTTCAGCTGTTTCTTCAACAACTTCAGCAGTGTCCTGCTCCGTTTCTTCAACAAGAGTATCTTCTTGAACGTCTTCGATTTGAGTTGTATCTTCTGACATAACTTTTATACCCTTATGTTTATAGTTTGGAGAGGAAATCTTGAAAAATTCTTTCCTGCGCTTCAGTGATGCGCGAGGAGGGCGTCTTCTCAATTTCAGTCTCATACTTTTCAATTTGTTGAGGTTTTAAGATACCATTCTCCCATATCCATTCTACACCTTCCATAATGCCATTTACAAAGGCCTTTGGTGCAGAGGGGTCTTGGACAATGTCAACGGTAGATAATATATAATCATCTTTAACGTATGTCTTTCCATCTCGCTCTTCAACAGTTCCCATACCACGACTAGAAACACCTAACTTTACACCACCGTCCATAAGTCCTTTCACTATTTGTCCCATTGGCGTGTCAAGTATCAGTGCTCTTCCAACAACATTATTACCCTCAAATTTGAGTTTAGTAATTTTGTGTGAAACTTTATCTAAGTTAATAGTAGGACCTTGAGGGTGGTCTAATTCACCAACTGCTCTTCCCTTACTAACTTGCTCCGTTGCGTACTTTTTGACTGCTTCAGCCAGTACTTCTTTCGGATAAATTCTTTTATTACGATTCTCGGCTTCGGATTGCATAAACACGCCTTCGATAAAGCGTTGTTTCTTTCCGTCTTTTTCTTCTGTTAAATAGTCTATACCTGAATCGTTATGTTCCGTTATTAGTAACATCTTCTTCTGTTCCGGTTGTTTGATTATTGAATATTTGTCCTGTAAGACCAACCTTACGAACTTCTAGTGCATCTTCCAATTTGCTAGTAATAGCTTGGTCAAATGCTTCTTTAGCGCCGTCTGTATTATCAGACACCAAAGCGTTAAACAATTTTGTTGCTTCTTCACTCATATCTTTATTCTCTATTTATAATTTTTACAATTTTGAGACCTATACTTCATCATCTGGTGATTGAAGAATACCCGCCTTCATTTCAGCATCAATCTCTTTAGTCATTCTATCAATATCTTCGTCAGATTGATGAAGAATACTACGTCTTAACCAACCAACAGAATAATATTTCCCTATTAAGTTTTCAAATTCACTTGCCATTGTTAAGCGTTCTTTCATTATTTCAAACTCTTTTAACTCAGAAAAGTAATTATCTTCAATATAATCTAATGAAATTGTTTCCGATATAGAAGGCCATTCATCAGCAGAAATAATACCTTTTAATATAAGTTGTGTTTTAAGAGCTTCAAAGAATATCTGTGAAAATTTCTTTCTAAGTCTATTAATAAATCTTTGAAACTTAACTTCATCTCTAGAAATTTCTGTAGCTCTACCAAATGTATATTGAGCATCATCTTCTAATCGACTAACTGGTACATTAAGTGCTCTAAATAGTTTCTTTTGAAAAAATGTAACATCTTCAATTTGGCCAAGATTATCTCCACCAGGTAGTGTAGTAATTTCAGTTCCTCTACCACCTTCTCTTCGTGGAAGATAAAAATCTTCTAACATAGACATATGACGTCTATCATCGGTAATCTCACCGGTCTTAGCATCATATACTAACTTATTACGATATTTTGCAACAACATTTTGTACGTATTCTTCAGCTTTATTCTTTGGAAGGTTACCTACATCAATATAAAAGATTCTTCGCTCAGGCGCTCTGGATACTCGATATACAACCAAAGAGTCTTCCATCATGCGCAATTGATTTACAAGCTTAATGGCTTTATGAAGATGTGATACGATTCGTGAACGGGTTGGGTCTGAGATACCCGAGTTAGCAGTGATGATAGCTTCTTTTGCAATTTTAACACCACCGATAGTTCCTGCATTTCCTTTACCCTTTGATTTCTTTTCTGAATATACATAATATTCTGCTTTAGTTTCATCAAATTCTACTTTTGTTTTAGGGTCAACTTTTTTTACAACCTCTTTAATTTTAGTTAAAGCTAGAGGCTCAATTAGTCGAAGTTCTCTTATACCCTTTTTAGGATTGGCTTCATCAACAATAGCATGAAAATAGATTCGTCCATCTATATACCAATCTCTAAACAATTCAGCTGCTCTATTGTTAAATTTGAATAATTGAAGAATGGTATTAAACTCTTCAATCATTTTCTTTTTGATTGAATCAGGTTGGTTTAGTTCATCTAATACCAATTCAATAGGAGCTGATTTATCTGCTGAAGCAATTGCTTGGTCGACAATATCTGCAATAGCTGTATCACATTCTGGCTGTCGAGCAGCTTCTCGATATTTTAAAATTAATTCATGTTCTGAATCGGAAGTTGTACCTTCCATATCCAGGTAGTTACCATAATATGCTCCGGTTGCATTTGTCGAAACAGTTAATGCACCTATATCATCTGTTACCGGAATAGGTGAGATAAGTTTCTTCTTATCTTTATCGTCTTCTGCGACTTTTTTCGTTATATTTAGTCCAAATATTTCCATAATATATATTTATAAGATTAGATAAGGGAGCTGAGCATTAAACTCAACTCCCTTTCTAATAAACTTTAACTTGTTACGCCGGCTGATTCCCAATATTGGTAAGCAATCTCGACGGTGAACTCTGCAATCGTGTCGGTTGTTTCGTAACTTAAATCAACTGCACCTAGATTTACCGGAAAGGCTCCTCTAATATTACATGCTTTAATTACGTTATCATTTCGGTCCAATTGCTCAACTAACATGTCAGCTTGATAATCGACTGGATTAACCAATCCTGTACCTGACGCATGTTCATTGATTCCATTCATCCAACGTTCGAATGAATTTCTAACTACCATACTAGACTCATTAATAACTGTAACATTCCAGTTTTCAAATGTTCTATCTCCAGCAATCTTTAATTGGCGACCTCTAAAAGGTACATCAATTTGGGAAACTACTGATGAAGGTAATTGAGCAGCTTTACACATAAATGAAGTAAGTTCGACATCTCCCCCGGCATAACCTGGGAAGTTGATTGTGGCACGAAATAGATTTGGTCTACTTCCGCCTCCTGTTAGTTTCGATTTAAAATCGTCTACTCTAAATGTTGCCATGTCTTATATC